CATGCTGGAAAATCGGTCCGATCCAGGCAAAAGACCAAGGATAGATTTTCCATTCAGCACCCTCGCTCCTTGACGGGGACGGGATGTTGGAGTGCAGTCCCGCTCTGCGGGACTGTGCTTGTTCTACTCAGATGTAGTATCGGTGTTGAGCCGGTCCATTTGGGGGGACGAGCATGGTCTCGTGCCTCAGGCAAGATATCCCCAGGTCGTCATGTCAAGTTGCGTCGAGGTGTTTCCTCGGATAACATAGACTTTTGAGTCTTGTGCAACCTCTCACAGGAGCCTGGAGTGGTACCTGAAACGGCCATTCTCCATTACTGAAGAAGCCCTAGGTTAAGGGTGGAAGGGAAATGTCTTTTGACATTTTCAAAAGGTTATCGGACCGCGTAAGTGGAGAAGGAGGACAACGTAGACATTTGTCTAGACAGTGAAGACTTTTTCTTCGTTCTTACGAAGATGGTAACCGGGGATTAGTGTGGTGATTTGGTAGGTTTTAGGGAACCACGACGGTGGCCCCGTTCCTTGGATAAGGTGCCTGCAGACCCTCACGGGTAACTGAAGAATTTAGCCATAATATAATATTATAGCAATGAACAATTTACGATATTTTTCGGAATTATCGCCCATTGTTCGACTAAATTGGCAGAACAGTGTAAAAGCTGGTCGCCCACTAGCCTTAAAACTCTTAGGTTTTATTGGCTTAGTGGGAGGGGCTTCACTAGTATCGTGGGTAAAGATTATATATGCCTTTGCATGGCATTGTAGATTATTGATGAAGTATCAGGGAGTCCCAGGGTTGTGTAAAAGACTGAAGGCTTACAACGTTGTGTTGATGCAAGTTACGGCTGGCAAGAAGCATAGGGATCTTACCACCTTGGGGCCAGTGTTTGCGCGGACTAAATCCGGTTTGCCACGGGTAATCCCAGTGGCACATCGTCGGCGTATTAGGGCTGGGGATAGATTAGTAGTTAGAGCCTGGCTCTCACTATTTGGTCTATATCGAGTTTTAATGTGGCGCGGTGTGTTTTCTGTAGATACTATTATTCGACCGTCTGAGGCTTCGGCCCGGGTTGTAAGAAGAGTATCTAGGTACTCAGAGTATTTCGTGAGGCAACTGATGGCTTGGGATGTATTTCCCTTGACTGAAGCTGCTCTGCGGGATACTTTGAAGGTGGATTATTTGGTGGTCCGGACCTCTGGGCCGAATTCTCGTAATAATACGTCGTCTTTAGGTATGTGTTGGTACGACGCCTTGATATGGAGTGAAAATCCATTGATGGGGGTACTAGCTACATGGTTGAAGATGGTTGACTCTCTCGACGTGTTAGGGACTCTGAAGCGCTTAGCCTCGGAGGCGGATGAGATTTACCTTTTATGGCAAGATCATCCTAAACGGTCATCGAGACCCTTAACCGGAGAGGGAGGGCGATTAGGAAAGCTTGGGGTGAAGGAAGAACCGGGTAAGGTTCGGGTTTTCGCTATGGTAGACTATTGGACACAAATCACTTTGTATCCGCTCCATAAGTGGTTGTTTTCAATATTAAAAAGGATACCTCAAGATGGCACGTTCGATCAGATGTCCCCCGTAAGGGCGCTGATGGAGCGATGTCCTAATGAGGTTTGTTATTCTTTTGATTTGACGGCAGCCACTGATAGAGTGCCATGGGAGGTGCAAGTAGCTCTACTGAACCAGCTTCTCCCAGGAAAGATGGGTGACCTTTGGGGGTCATTACTTCGTGATAGAGATTATCACTACTCTTTAGAGGGCGAACATTTTGAGCACATCCGTGTTCAAGATGGTCTCCCTCGGAGTGGGGCCGTAAGGTATGAAGTAGGGCAACCAATGGGAGCTTATAGTTCTTGGGCGATGTTGGCCTTGGTGCATCATTTGATAGTTCAAAATGCTGCGTTGGAGGCAGGAAAACGAGGGTGGTTTGGGGATTATGCAGTCCTAGGGGATGACGTGGTGATTGCAAACCGCGAAGTTGCTAGGCAGTATAGGGCAATAATGAAGGGTCTTGGGGTCCGGCTCTCAGGTCCAAAGACCT